TCCGATGAGTAAATTTATCAGTGATAACGAAAGGAACCTTAATCTCTTTGAGAGACTTAATGGTAGATTACCACAGAATGGCGAAGAGTTCGCTAACTTCTGTGAGTATGTAAACAATAATAGTCTATCTTCCCGCAAGGAGTATGGTAATATAGAGCAGTCCTTTATCGAGGAGCATATACGCCAAATAGAAGAAGATTATTATAATAGTCTAACCGAAGCCGACTTTTGGGACGGCGACGGGACTGATATGATTCAGTATTAAGAAACTCTTATGTCAATTGAAGTATAGTTCAGCACTATAAAAACTACAATTACTGGTTAAACACTATTCTGTTTGACGTAAGATAACCGCACATTAAAGAATGATACAGCACTGTAAAACACAAATACAATGCTAATGGTAGGGAATTACCCCATACCAAAGAGACGGTAGGCCACAACATGTTGAATTGTTAGGCTCTCTCATTCTGTCGTATGTGCAAAGCCTAGTAGCGATACTAGTGGCCTGCCACTCTAAATTAAATGTTTAACCAAAACCTTTTTACCTATGGACGCTTTTACAAATGCGATGTTTTCTAACGACAGTCTTACCAATAACGGCGCAGTTACGCATAGTACTGCAGGTAATTTCTGTATTGACCTGTTCTTTATAGCAGGTGCGAGCCGTACGATGTCTGAACAAGATATCTTATTAGCATTCAGTCGTGCTTATCAAGAAGATAAGTTAACTGCTATTAAGATTCTCTTTTGGGCAAGGGATGCACGTGGTGGTGCAGGAGAGAAGCGATTCTTTCAATTGATAATGAGAAGTCTTTTAGTATTAGACCAGGAAGTATATGACCAAGTGGCTATACATATTCCAACGTTTGGATATTGGAAGGATATCTTTATCATCGAGAGGCCTACAGAAGATACTCTCAATTGGTTGTTGCATCAACTAAGAGAGAATGAGAATGCTAATCTATTAGCCAAATGGTTCCCGCGTAAGGGGGAATGGTTTGTTGCTATGCATAAGTATCTCAAGGTATCGGCCGGTACATTCAGACGTAAGCTTACAAGTATGTCTAATACTGTGGAGCAGAAGATGTGCGCTAACGAATGGGAGACCATAGTATATAGCAAAGTACCTTCTGTTGCAGGTAAGATACATTCCAAGTCTTTCCATAAGCACGATGGTATAAGATATCAGTCTTATATCAGCGATGTTATGGAAGGTAAGGAGAAGATGAATGCTTCAGTATTATTTCCAAGTGATCTTGTTAACAAGATTACAAATATAAATTGGGGTGCAGAAGACGACGCAGCAGCATATAATGCTATGTGGAAGTCTCTACCTAATTTTATGGAAGGATGTACTGAACGTATCTTACCTGTCTGCGATGTATCAGGTAGTATGATGGGCACACCTATGGATGTATCTATAGGTTTAGGTCTGTATATCTCTGAACGTAACGAAGGTCCTTTCAAGGATTTAGTACTAACGTTTAGCGAGAGCCCGCAGTTCCATGTGATACACGGTACTACTCTTTCAGAGAGAGTAGTTAGCCTACGTCAAGCGGATTGGGGTATGAATACTGACCTAACCAAGACATTTACTGTGTTACTTAAACGTGCAGTTGACGGTAATGTAGCACAGGAAGATATGCCAACCAAGTTACTGATCATCAGTGATATGGAGTTTGACCAAGCCGCAGGTAGATATACTAACTTTGATGCAATCAAGGGTTTGTATGAAGCATGCGGTTATGAGATGCCGGGTATAATCTTTTGGAATGTTAACGGTCGCCTCGGGAATGTACCTGTTAAGGCTAACACACCAAATACTGCCCTTGTTAGCGGGTTTAGTCCGAGTATCATTCGGTCTATACTAGGGGGTGACGAACTGTCGCCACTAGCGGTTATGTTAAAGACGATTAATGTGGACAGATACAAATGTATCAAGGTCGCATAACGATATCTGAAATACGGGAGTCACAACGGTGACTCTCTATTTCTTTTTTTTTGTTTTATGTGTAATACGTTGGTAATCATAAAGTTATCCTACGGCGTAGAAGTTTCACCCTAAAAATATTTACCATGAGTAAGATAAAAAATTCAGAAGAGTTTCAGAAGATGATGGACGAGCAGGAACTAGCTGCCTCGTTTGAATATCAGGAACAGGAAGCAGAGTATACTGCTTTGAGAAATGACTTAGCAAGAGAGCATGCTATACATAAGGCTAAGTATTACTATGACCTTGCAGCACGGGATCTCCAGTTAGCACAGGATAAGTATATGGAAGCAACAGCAAATTTATTAGACTTTTTAAACGATGACAATGACACAGACGGACAGAAACTATAGGATAACCCTAATAGAAGATCTTAATAAGATTAAGGTATTCATGGATGGAGAACCTCTAACAGTAGAACAGTTCGATGAATTGTACGACATGGACATAAGAGATGTCGAGGCAATCTTATCTATGAATAGCATGATAATGAGATATCATATCCCTGTATAGGGGTATTGATATTCTCGTTATTTTGTTTTATTGTTTACTATCATCGTTACTGTAGGCTCATCCTACCGTAAAAATTTATAACCAAATGTTCAAACTAATCTTTTTTATTTACGTGCTCACAGGAAAAGTCGAGAAAAACGAATCAGGTCTCTATGATGTCCATACTAATACAAGTTCTGTAATAGAATCTGCTTGTAAGTATGAGATCATCGAATGGATAAAGACCGGAGAGTTTAAGTACGACGACAACCTATGTGAAGCCGGAGAAATTAACTAACTTATAATAAAACCCTTATGAAGAAATCTAATTTTTATATACTGCTTTACTTTACAGTAATTCTTGCAGTCGCATTGTTAACGTCTTGTGCTACTACTAAACATAGTTGTCAAGATAGTTTTAATTATAAACCAACGATCCGTGAGAACTATAATTCTCGTGGAACTAACTGGTGGTAAGATAAACTATTAGTAAACTTTAGTACCCGTACTGAGGACGTGGGGCTAAGTAAGATACAATTCCGTCATGCAGGGAGTAGAATGCTAAAGAGCTAATAGTCTTATAGTCAGGTAGCACGTAATGTGGAAACGGTATCACACCCTGAAGAATGGTTGTGCATTGTGAGTTCGAGTCTCACCCTGGCTTCTAAAATTTATATCAACTAAAAACCAATTGTATGACAAGAGTTTATATTGAGGACCATCTTATGGCCGCTCGTGAGGTATTTGAAAAACTTAAGACTGCTCCATTACAAGAGCAGAGATTTAAGTTTTACGGTAATGATATTTCAGGATATCATGATATTAGTAGAGCGGAGACCGATACACATGTATACTGGTCATCTACTACGCATATTCCTAAATGGAATCCGAAGAGCGGTATTTATCTTAAGAAGGATACTGATTCAGGTTGTACTTATGATAAGACAACTAAGAAGTTTAAGTTTTGGTACGGCAAACAGATTATGTATGGTAAGCCTGACATGTACCAGGATATGTGTAAATATTTTGGAGCCGAATGGTTCTTAAATGAGACACATGGTTTAAGATCAAGTACTACTAATTCTGTTTTTGCCAAGATACTACTTGGTAAGATCACCAATAGGTATGAATTAATTAGGAGTGTTATTAAAACAAATCCTATGCTTCGTAACTATGATCTTGACATCGATAAGATACATGATTATGTATCTGCAGGACAGCATCATCGTATTCAGGCAATAGCTGATTATATAGATGTTGCTAAAGATGTTAATGTTTTATTAGATATGTTATCCGATCCAGGTAATAATATTTCATGGGAACTTGGTGCTCTTGTAAGAAATGCAAGAATGCTGAACCGTAAAATAGATTTTAGTTGGGACAATCATACTATCGATGTTAAACGTTATGAATGGTCAAAAGAAGTTGATACCATTCGAGAAGAATGGTTACCTCTATTATCGTTTTAAGGGTGAGAAGTAGATAAGACCTAATGCATCGCGGGAGTTTTCGATTTCTCCTGCTTTGCAGTTAGGGTTAATATTAAATCAATTTAAATCAGTTATATGGCCAAAGTCACAAAAGAACGTCTTACTAAAATATGTAAGCGTATTAATGAGGGTATGAAACCCGGGTATGCTACGCATGCAGAAGGATTAGGTGGAGGATACCTAGTTGCGCTAAAGAATTCAGGAATTGTCTTTAAGGATGATCGAGGAAATTGGAAAGCAATGTCAAAGATTCATAGTTCCAGATATGAATCGTTCATTAAGTTTAGACAAGAGTACGATCAGGGAGTCGTTAAAATCAGATACACTGAGAAACATCCCAATGAGATTGTAGTTAAGGTAGGGTTCTTTAAAAGAATCTGGAAGAGTATCTTCGGTTAATTATTTCTGCCAAGAGCTTGTATCCTTAGATGGGTCTTCTCTTGTTCGGCAGCCATAATAGCCATGATACCGCGTAATTCTTCATAAGTAAGTTCTATAACAAGATCTTCTTCGTTGTCAAGTACTTGTATTACTCGTGCATCTATATAAATGTTAGCCTCAATCTGTTCATCAGAATGAGGTACCTGGTATGTGCCTGCTTTTATAAACGTTGCCATAGTTATGATACTACACCGTCGATTATTATTTTGTTATCTACTGAAAAGGATCCGTCCTTTTCGATTTTAACTACAGCAAATCCGTGTACCCAATCGCTGTGTCCTTTCATATACTCGGGATATAACTCGCATAAACAACCTGTACTCCAAGCGCCTTGGATATTGTTGTTAATGTCTCTTGTTATAAACTCCGATTTTCTATGGAAGTGACCGCATATGGTACTCGCTTTTGCTTTTAAGTAAAGATTACGTGCGGGATTAACAGTTCCTCCTCCCAAGTATTCATGACCGTGGATAATGTTAAGGTTACCGGCCTTGATGGTAGAAGAAGATTCGATTAGCTGTATTTGATTTTCTCCAAAGCGGAGTAACATCTTCAGTTCAAACTCTTCCATTCCTATCCATTCAGGTGCTTTAATCCTTAGCCATTTTTCTAAGCGGTCCTCGTGGTTACCAATCTTGTAATAGATTCTTGCCTTAGGGAACGCAGTGCGTAGGGCTTTCATAAACCATCTACCTTGATCAAGTTCTATTTGCATCTTAGGTTTAGAAGGGTCCTTGTCAAACCGTGACAGCTGGTAGAAATCTAGAACATCACCGTTAAGGAGTATCGTATTAACTTCTTCCTTGATTCCGTATTGAATAGCACTACCAAGAGCTTCTTCATCATGGTAAGGGAAGTGTATATCAGAAAGAACAAGAATATGATTAGCATCATCTGGTAGTACAAAGTCATTAGGTCCAGACTTATATGATTTTGGTATGTCATTAAATGGTGCATAATTATATGTAATAGGTCTCTGTAACTCAGGGTCTACGGTCTTTCTAGTTTCTTTACCGGCTAATCCCGCATGTTGTTTAAGTAATGAACGCGCATGATCTACACTATTAAAGTGTAGTTCATTTTCAGCGAGCATAATCTTAGCAATGGTTTGGATAGGAAGCTTAGGATACTTCTTAAGATACTCTTTAGCGAGTTTACCAGTAGAGGTTAGCTTCATGTATTGTGGATATCTTATACAAGATTAAGGATAATTCGTTGATTATCCAAGTTTTAACTAAAAATTTAATATGAGCAGTGAGCAAGATAAGAGAGTTGTCTATATGGGCAACTTTGAAAGGTTTAAGAAAGAGACAAGTGTCAAGCATGAAGATGTTGTATTACAGTTAGCTTTAACCAAAAAGGTTTTAAGATATGCGGTAATGCTCTCAACAATTGCATTTGTATTAGCTATCGTAGGTATAGCTATATAAGTAAACTTTAGTTTGTAAACAATGTTGTTTTTCTTGTGAAAGTTTAGTAAGGGGCCTACCTTTGATATAATGTACTACCAATTACCAAATGGAAAGACTATCTGGCTGGATATCAGCGATGTACTGAACCTTACGGATCAGGACGTTAGAGATCTTGTCTCTATGAATATTGGTGAGCATGTACATAATCCATGGAAAGGTTCTTCTATTAATCTAAAAGAAGAAAAAGACAACGAAGATGATGAGGATGATGAGGAAGATCCCGAGATTGATTACTACTACAAAGAGTACTATCCGGATGAATTCCCCGATGATCCTGACGAGTTAGACCTCAGTGCAGGTCTAGAGTAATTAGTTCCAATTTTTAAAATTTAAATCAAAATGGTTAGTAAAGTAAAAGTAACTGCTAATGAAGCAGGAGACGTTATTGTTATGTCTAAAGAAAATAACAAGTATGGACACATTCGTGTTGAGCAAAAGCGTACAGTAATCTCTGATAAGGGATGGGTTAAGGTTAAACCAGTTAGTGCATTATTGCATGGTACTGTAGAAGACCTAACAGAGTTTGGCTTCGAAGATGGACAGTTGATCCAAGGTAAAATTGTTATTAAGGAATCTTTGGTTCCGTTTAACGCCGAGAATCCTGAGAAGGATTACAAGATGGCGGGTAGCACAGGTATAGTATGTTGTGTAGATGGTCAACCTATCTATCGTAAGACATTCTATAATCCAAGTTCTAACGATCAAGATGAGACTATTGCTCATGACAACAGCGAGGCTATTCGTTTAGCTAACGCGGAGTCAGCGGTACCAGGCTCAGTAGATACTGAAGAAAGTTTTACACTGTAATCGTATCTAACATATTTATTAGGCAGGGGGTGTAATAGCCCCCTGTTTTTTTTGTATAAACTAAAACCTATAATATAATGGCATCCTACCAAAAAGTAGTCTACACCGGTAGACTTGGCGAGTATCAAAACTATGGTTCTAAATACCAGGACAAGAGATACTCAGAGTATGAGCGTGACGAATTTAATTCGTATCAGAACTTTCTTTATAAACGTGCACTGTTCGGTTTGTCAGTATACGCGGAAGAAGAGTTATCAACTATGCATTGGGACAAGAAGAAACGTATCCAAAAGGTACATCAGAGAGCCCAGAATGTATTGAACCTATGGAAGCAAGAACTTGCTAATCAATGGGTTGCGACAGGACTAACCGAAGTATTTCATCATAGTCAATTGGTAAAAGATCTAGTAAAAATATTTGCTGATCATACCGATCCTGACTATATTAGCACTTTAGATTTCAAGGGTATGAATATCTCTAAGAAAGATATCGTTAACAAACTTATTGAAGAGAAGGTGCTACCAAATAATTTTTATCAACTAAAAGCTGCTTAAATGAGTATTAACGAGCTGAGTAATGAAGAGGTCCTCTTCTTATATTTTAGTAACAGGAAATGGGTAGAGACCTACGAAGATATATTCGAACATAAGAATATAGAAGATCGTTTGGAGATACTTGATTTCGGTCAAGTTACTGTTACCAGATACCTACACGATGAAGACATCGATGAGATGGTTAAGAGGGACCATTATAAATACTGTATGCATATCAACGAGAAGTTGGCGCCTATAGCAGATATAATTGGGGAGGCGGATTCAGCTCTGTATAATACCGTTAAAGAATGTTTTAATAAAGCCGACATCTAAATGAAGACAACGTTTATTATGAATGGTACCACCAGGTTGGTACTAACTCCGGAGACGGAAGCAGAAGAGATTATGTTGAAGCAACTAACATCTCAAGATAATATCATTACACATGTAGGCGAGGGTAGTCATATCGCTTTGACCTACGGTGGAGATTCTATTATTATAATGAAATCTGATAATGTTACAAGCCAAGCAGAAACTCTGTGACGGATGTAATGAGATAACTAACATTTGGAAGAAAGAGGGTAAGCAAAGGTTTTGTAAGCAATGCTGGGCTAAACAATTTAAGGGTTTATCTAGTATTAAAAAACCAACAGCGAAGAAACCTTTGCCCCCTCGATCCTCCAAACAAGTTAAGTTAGATGCATTATATTCTATACTACGCAAGTCTTATATGGAGAGATATCCTTTTTGTTTAGCTAAGTTACCCGGCTGTAGTATTAATGCTACGGACATCCATCATAAGATGGGCAGAACCGGTAAACTATATCTAGACGAGACGGAGTTTCTTTCTGTTTGTAGGACATGCCACGGATGGATTGAAACTCATCCTACCGAGGCCAAGTTATTAAATCTAAGTAAATCAAGAGAATCATGATTATAAAATTTGAAACACTAGACGGGATGGATAACCTGAGACTAGTAGAACCTACATGGCGTGGGGACAGCGGTGATCTTATAATAGACATTGAGCTTACTAAAGTAATTCGTAGACTATATGGTGATACAGATGATAAGGTATTAACCTTTGAGATATCTGCTGTACCTATAGAGAACGGAGAAAGGTTTACTATGGACAAGTCTTGTTGTAAGCAATTACACGGTATGACGTATACCCATAGTACCTTAGGTCTACACTATATCTGTGAGCTATTGCTCCTATATGTTGGACCGGATTATCCACAGCATTTTTATATTAAGAAGGTATGAAGAAGTTAATTTTTATTTTATTATTTCTTGTTGCATCGTTGATTTCGATAGCTCAAGATACCTACCGCGCTGTAAGTCTTACTTACGGAGTATGGGATGCTTATAAAGAAGCATACAAATGGGATGATATAGTTGCTGTAGATGTACCGGTTACTGTTAAGGGTAACTTCGTAAATGTATATTCACAAAGACCACAAACGTTTCGTATACTAGACGAAGGAGAAGACCTAGATGCTTATACTATTCAATGGTATGCTATAGATCAGGATGGTGATCATTGTCATCTTCGTTTTACTGGTATAGATGGTAACTTCTTTATGGCTATTAGTTATTCGAACATTTGTTATTACTACAAGTTGGAGGAATACTAATATGACCAGAGAAGAGATACAGAATGCTGCGTTAGAGTCGTTACTATCATCGTCTCATAGTGGCATCGCTGTCAGCATGGGCGTTGGTAAAACTCTAATCGGCTTGAGGCATATGAAGGAGCACTATAGCGATACATGTCGCTTCCTTGTTGTTGCCCCTAAGAGAGCAATCTTTAAGTCGTGGTTAGATGAGGCCGATAAGCATGGATTAGGTTATCTTAAAGAGCATATCGAGTTTAGTACTTATATATCTTTGGGAAAACAGGATATAGACTACGATGTAGTATACCTAGACGAATGTCATAACCTTTTATATTCCCACGAGTTTTATCTTGAGGACTATAAAGGTAAGGTTGTGGGGTTAACTGGTACTCCTCCTAGGAATTCTAACTCCGAGAAAGGCGAGATGGTAGATAACTACTGTCCTATTGCATTTAAGTATATTACCGATGATGCTATCGACGACGGGATTCTTAATGATTATCAGGTTATCATACATATGTTAGACCTTGATAACCGTAAGAATTTTATGCAGAAGACAAAGAAAGGACAGTTTCCTACGTCGGAACTTGCTAGTTATAATTACTGGAGTGAAAGGGTTCTTAACGCTAATGGTCCTAAAGAGGTCCAGATTGCTAGGATTATGCGAATGAAGGCGCTCATGTCGTACCCTAGTAAAGAACGTTATGCTGCGGAACTGTTTAGTCATATAACCGATAAGGTTATTTTATTTGCTAATACACAGGAACAGGCGGATCAACTTTGTGATTATAGTTACCATAGTGGTAATAAACTATCTGAAGTTAACCTTCTAAAGTTTAAATCTGGAGAGATAGATAAACTTTCTTGTGTCCTACAGTTAAGTGAAGGGGTTAACATCCCGAATCTTAAGCAAGGTATTATTATGCATGCATACGGTAATGAACGTAAGTCTGCTCAAAGGTTAGGTCGATTACTTCGTCTTAATCCTGATGAGAAGGCTACCGTACATATCTTATGTTACGATAATACTGTAGATGTGGCATGGGTAAACCAAGCGCTACATGATTACGATGATTCTAAAATTAAACGAGTAAAGAAAAATGTCTGATTATTTACCTACGGGATCTGAGAATGACCCAAACGCTCCGTGGAATGAAGCGGAAGATCTATGTCGCTATTGTGACGTAGATGTGATTAAAGAAATGGCTATGTCTATAGTAGATATTGATAGGGATGTCGATGATATCGAACAAGAGCTTTTAGATAACGCCGACCTTTGTAAAGATTGTTATAAAGAACAGGAAGAAGATGATATCGATGACTGGATCAACTGGAGAGACTGATACTCTTATAATGGAAGATGTAGTCTTAGACTTATCTTTCTTGGAGGATTCTAAACTTGTATTATATAATGACGACCATAATGCCTTTGATAAGGTTATTATGGCTCTCATTATTTACTGTCAAGTTTCTTCTGCAAAAGCTGCCGAGATAGCAATGAAAGTTCATAATGAAGGTAAGGCTGTAGCCAAGTATGCTTCTCGTGATAAGCTTGAACCAATAGCTAAAGTCTTTGGTGACTTAGATTTAACCTGTGAAATAGAAGACCCATGAAACCGGGAGAATGTTACATAGATGATTACTATGAACCAGAGACTGTTGTAGTAAAGGTTACTCAAATAGAAACTGTAATAGAAGATGCTTCCCGTTACAAATGTAAAGTTGTTTATTCAAGTGACCCTGGCCGTATGAGGAAAGATGACATAGTATCACGTTCTATAGATGATGAGGACCTTATACCAGTAGCTATGATCACCATAGATAATAAACTAATGATAATTAAATTATGAAAGTAGGAGATTATGTAGAGTTTGCAGGAAATATATTTTATGCAACTAAAGATCTTACTAAAGATGCTCTAAATTTTAATGAGTTTGAAGTACTTGCTATCTATGTAAAGGTTCTTTCTGATGACTACCCTGTTGGTAAATTATCTAAAATAATATGGGCTAAGGATGGGGATAGTCCGCATGTAGTTACACCAATATTTATAACAGAATGAAAAGTAAAAGACTAACCGATGAAGACATGGTAAAAGATATAATCAATACCATGTTTCTTATAGCTGGTCATGATGTAACCTATGAGGACATCAAAGACCGTAAGGATAAATGGTATGAAGAATGGACCATGACTCCTGAGCAAGAAGAAAAATGGATGGAGTGGATGGTAGGATACTTCCGTAAGCATAGAAAGCTTACTGTTAGGTATGCTCAAACATCTGCTTCTATGTATAACCTGATGTGGGGCCTTAAGGTTAACCGTCCTGAACTAGAACAAGAACAAGATTAAATCTATGGAAGGTAAATACGTAATCATAGATCTAAGGACTATGGATTTCATGAAGGATGAACATGGTACTATAAAGTACTATGACACTGAAGAACAGGCAGGTCTAGCATGTGGTATACACGAGCTTGAAAACGCTTGGGTAATGCAACTAGTATATAATCATATTGAAACAAAATGAGCAAGTATTTAATGTGGGCATTAGCATTTATCTTACTACTTGATTGTGCTGCTACAATAGGTTTATACCTATCTGTAAAGGATAAGCCTCTTGAGAGAGAGGACTACCAAATGTTTAAAGCTGTTAAGATACCGGAGGATACTGTATATGTAGACCCGATAACTGTAGGCACAACAACTGATCCTGAGAACTTATGAGTACAAAAGAAGTATTAGAAGAGTTAATCAAAGAGATGGAACATCTTCGCGGTAACAAGACTGTACCTTATCTTAACCCTTATAAGGGTATAGATGACTGTATAGATATCATGTATAGAAAAATTAAAACCCTTAAAGAATGAAAGTAGAATATGTTAATCGTTATAAGGATCATATTATCTTTGAGAAGAAAGATGATGTAATAGAGATGACTGGTTTTACTGAGCACTACCGCGTAGGTGGATGGCCAGGTGAAACAGAGATGCTTAATTATAAGTTTTCTATGATAGATCCTAGTGGTGGACCGTACATTACTGCTCAAGCAGAATGGCATGGTGAGGAGATGAGCGGTACAGATATGGGATCTTTCCTACCAGAGTGGGCAGGTCTTAAGATAGAGTACATTACGGTAGAAGATGGATTAGCTAAATTACATTTATGTCATTAACACAAATAGATTTAGATAGGATCAAGGTAGCTAACCTTGTAGTATGGTTACAGATGGCTGTGTTTGCAGCAGATGAAACTGCTAACATAACATGGTTTAATAGGCATAAGACTAAGAATGTTTTAAATAACTTTAATGACATCGTGATTAAAGAACACGGTCCACTACTGAAAACATTCTGGGATATACCTGAGCAACTAGACATGGTAGAGATGTCTAATAGATTGAGCAAGTTTGCAGAGCTCATAACAGATATGGATTTTCTGGAGATGCAAGAGACAATAGAATTAATTGAAAATCATTTAAAACAAAAAAGAAATGGAAACATTTGATGCATGTGTATTTGTATTTACTGGTTTAACTACTGGTATGGCTATAGGTGTAGCCCTTAGAAATAAGAAGACTAAGAATCTTCAAGATGAATTAGACTATCTAGAAAATAGATACAACAGTTTAGTAGATGATTATACTGAATGTCTTATTGAGAAACACAGACTACAGTTTGAGAAGTATTTAAAACCTATTCCTCCTGTTAAGAAAGAAGAGGTTGTAGTTAAGAAGAAAGTAGGAAGACCTAAAGGAAGTACTAATAAAACTAAAACTAATGGCAGACCAGCTACCCGTAAGTATACGCGCAAAAGTAGTAAATAAGAGCTTAGAAATCGACCCCTTAGGATCTGCTAAGTTAGGATTGTTTATTAAAGGATTGCAAGAAGGTGAGACTGTAGTCATTACCTACGAAGTACAGTCAGCTGATCATAGTTATGCTCAGTTAAGTAAGTTACATAAGTGTATTAGAGAACTGGCTAACTATACAGGGGATTCATTTGAAGATATGAAACTCCAAGTTAAGTTACGTGCCGGCTTTTGTACTGACAATAACTGTAAGTCTTTTTCAGATTGTAGCAAAGAAGAATTATCTATGGCTATACAAGCAGTCATAGAGATAGGAGAACTTGTAGACTTTAGTCTTCACTAACATCCGTCTGCTTTTGTGTCTCAGGGTCGATCTCAATTAGTTTGAGATGACCTTGTTTCCTAGCAGCTTCTTCAACCATAACTAGAAAAGATAGTATGGTTGTTACATGGTAGCTATGGGGATCATCTTGATCTCCCTTTTCTACCTTCTTAAGGGTCTCGGTAAAATGGTCGTGATCCTTAAACGGAATACCTTCCAGCATAAGCTGATTGAATCTTTGTACATAGGCTACCGGTAAATCAATCTTGATTACAGTGTCTGGCTTATATACTTCTACTTCAACTGGTTTTTTTGGTTCAGACATGGTATTAAAATTTTAACAAATATAAGATGGAAGAAGTTAATTTACAAGAAGTTAAAGACAAGCTTTACGAAAAGCTTAAAGAAAATGGTTGGGGTCCCCAACTTATTAATTTTATTATGACGTCTGACTTCGACGATATCTTGTCCTTCCTACTACGTGAGGCACAGGATGGTAAAAGATTTACTCCGAAGATTAAACATTTATTTAAAGCATTCGAGGTTTGTCCCTTTGACAAGGTCAACGTTGTTATTATAGGACAAGATCCTTATCCACAGATTAATGTAGCAGATGGTATAGCCTTCAGCTGTAGTAACTTTGGTAAGGTAGAGAAGTCTTTAGACTATATGTTTAAATCTATAGGTAAGACTACGGGCTCTATTAATAATGACCCGGATCTAAGTCGTTGGTCTAACCAAGGAATCTTATTATTAAACAGTGCTCTTACTACTACGATTGGTAAACCGGGTACGCATCAACTGCTATGGAAACCTTTCATTGCGTATGTGCTAGATTATTTAGTTTGGAATAGACCTAACTTAATCTATGTATTCTTAGGTAAGAAGGCACAAGACTTTGCTGATTTAATTCCTGATAACAACTATAAGATTATGGTATCTCATCCTGCGAGTGCTGCTTATAATGAGGAACCGGAATGGGATTGTAATGACATGTGGAATAAGATTAATAAATACCTAGATGAAAATGCGAAACCCAGAATTTCCTGGTAGAATAAAGGTCAAGACAATTGTTGACCCAAGATTTGGAGAAGTTTATTTTGAGGTAGAAGCCTCTAAAAGAAGTACAGTTAAAAACAAATGTCTATATGATGCGCTATCAGACTTTGGTATTGAGCTCGACCGAGCTAAACATATCGTAAAAGATGTGGCAATATCAATTAACACTGGTAAGTTTTATCATATAGAAGAAACAGATTACGTAAAATATGGCAGAGAGAGACGTCAAGAAATTGAGAGGAGAGATCCGACAGGACCTAGCCCAGTTGAACTATGATCTTAACCTAGTAATAGGTAAGTTCTTTAATAGTATTCAAAAGAGTTTAGTTAAGTACGATAAGTACATAGGTACCAGTAATGCTTTAGTACCAGGTATTGATGACTTTAAAGTTGTTGTAGATCTTGCAGAGGAAATGTATCCTGAAGATGCACCGTTTACTAAAAACATGAAGTATCGTGGTACACAAGTAATTATTATTAGGCAGTGCTGTTATCTAATAGGTAACGAATTAGGTCTAACTTATTCACATATGGTACGAGTTGTTAACAGTATGCATGATGAAAAGGTTACGCATCATGCGACTATGTTACACGGTAGTAATAAGACTAAGAGCGCTTTAGATATTAAAGACAAGAAAGTTCTTCCTATCTGGAGCAATCTGATGGCTAAGTTACAGGAGAAGGGAATCACAAAAACATTTGTATCTTTAGATACTAATTCAATATGAAAGACTTCTTTGATTACCTAGTAGAAAACAAGATAACCCCTAATGGTTTCTATGTTTTATGGGGCATTGCTAATAGGGTAAGGCCTGATATTATTAATGTACATACCGAGTTAAGATTACTTGCTGACTTAAATCTTATAGAAGATGCTAAGAAGGGTATACTTACTGATGCCGGCAATAAGATTATCGATGATGCTACAGCATTATTCGGTAACATGCGGGCTTCTGTTAAGACTATTGTAATTACCGATGATGATCTAGTAGTTCAGTATCTTGAGATGTTTCCTAAAGGTAAGTTACCTAGTGGTAAGGCAGCAAGATTACCTAAGAATGATTTAAAGAAAAGCTTTGAATGGTTCTTTAAGAATTATGATTATAGTTGGGATACTATACTGAAAGCTACCGCCTATTATGTTGACTCGTATGAGCAGAATAAGTACATGTACATGAAGAACTCCCAATACTTTATTCGTAAACAGAATATAGATAAGACTTGGGACTCTGAACTTGCATCCTTCTGTGAGATAATACTTAACGGTGGTTATAAAGATGATGATAATTACATAAAAGAAAAAGTAGTATGAGAGAGATTAGTAAGTTCGAAAGAATTATTTTTAAGATTGTTTTAGGCGTAAGTCTATCTATTATTTGTTGGTTACTTATTGACACATTTATAGGACATATATCTTATTTATGTTCATTAGTTTTAGAATTTATATTTTTTACATCGGATAAAATTTATAACTTTACTACCCGAAAAGTCCTTGGATCTAGTAGGACTTAATTACCAATTACATGTCAGAAATCGATAAGCCCTGGAAGGGGCAGAAAGATGGCTTTGTCCAAGCTCTACATTATATGAAGGGTAGGAAGGAAGGTGTTATAAAAAGCATCAAGACTCCCTGGGATAAGTTTAATGATGCGGGTACTGACGGTATAGAATGGAACACCTTAACAGTGATCGCAGGTAGGTCAGGCGCAGGTAAAACTCTGGTTAAAGACAATATCATTAACAGTGCATTCGTCCTGAATAAGGGGGAAAACTTTAGAGTTTTAGAATTTCAATTTGAAATGATCGGCCGTGTTACCGCCTTAAGAGAATTCTCTAGTGTCGTTGGTAAGTCGTACAAATATCTGTGTAGCGCTAATGGGCAGTTAGCCGATACAGATTTACAAGCATGCTATGATTATGCAAAACAGAGAGTAGGATATCCTATAGATGTTGTCGAGAAACCGAGAACAGTATTGGAGATGAGGTCTATTATCGATATGTATATGGAAGAACACATGAACCGTGAGGGGGAGTTTCCTACATATACTAATACGATTGTAACACTTGATCACTCCTACCTTGTTAAGCTAGCACCGTTTGAGAAAGATAAACATGAGATGCTCTATAACTTAGCAGAGATGCTTACCGAGCTAAAGAGAAAGTATCCTGTTTCTTTTATCATACTTAGTCAGCTTAATAGAAACATCGATAGCCAAGAAAGAAATGAAGATGGTAGAGCTGGAAACTACATCCTTACTTCAGATCTGATGGGCGCCGATGCATTATTGCAGCATTCGGATATACTTGTTGGTCTTAACAGACCGGGATATTTTAAGGTTCGCTACTATGGTCCCGATAGGTATATCATTAACGATGAAAACATTATGGTAATGCACTTCCTAAAATGTAGGAATGGTGATACTAGGATGAGTTTCTTTAAATGCGAATTCGAAAAGATGAGGGTAGTAGAAATACCTGCTCCTCCTACACAAGAAAAACGAATTAATACAAGGTAAAAAATGGCTATTAAAACCACAGAAAAGTTAGACAGAAGAGCCCGTACTAAGGAGCTCCGAGAATTTCACCAAGAAGTTTTTGAAAAGTTAGGTATACCAGATGCGGTATATGTTCCTACGTTAGCCTACAAACCGATTGGTAAAGACAGCAAGCACATTGCTTTATTTCCAAGTCAGTTGAAGATGAAACAGGATCTTTATTTAGAGTTCGTAAGTCGTGAGATGGAATGCGAAGATGCAAACAGAACTCTTTATAAATGGAAGTTTAATCCTTTCTTCGCAGATGAATACGAGTCAATCGAAAGTGAGCTCGAAGGAATCAGCGAAAGATATCTAGTACCTGTTGCTGAATTAAGTAAGGTAGAGATTGCAGTAGAGGAATCTTCTAAGATGAAGCAGTTATCTTTCGATGGCTTTGATGACATAATGGATCCCGATCAGGATGCTCCATTAGATCAGATGACTATTAGGGATTTAGCCGCTATCATGTTGAAGCAACCTGTTAGCAGAAAGAAATGGTTAAACGATTTAATTAAATAACATGGAGATTCAACTGCCTACAAGTAAGGTTGCTGCGACTTGTAAAAGTCCGAAGAACCTGATTATATTTAGTAAGCCAAAGGCTGGTAAAACTACAGTGCTTTCGCAGCTAGATAACTGTCTGATACTAGACCTTGAAAATGGTAGCGACTATGTAGACGCTATAAAGATTAAGGCTAGTAGCGTAGAAGAGATTAAGCACATCGGTAAAGCAATTGCTGAAGCAGGTAACCCCTATAAGTATGTTGCTGTAGATACCATCACTGCATTAGAAGAGATGTGTATCCCTTATGCTGAACTCTTATACTCAAAATCCCCTATGGGTAAAGGTTGGCCTACCGAAGGAAAGGCTAAATATGGTAGCATTCTTAACCTACCAAATGGTGCAGGATATCCCTGGTTAAGGGAGGCATTCACAAAAGTTATTGATTACATCAAGACTTGGGCACCGAGAACTATACTTGTAGGTCACGTTAAGGATACCTTATTAGAAAAGAATGGTAACGATTTCAATTCTTTGGATTTAGATTTAACAGGTAAGCTTAAGCGTATCGCTAGTTCTAACTCCGATGCGATTGGTTATTTGTTCCGTCGTGGTAATAAGAATATACTAAGTTTTAAAACTACTGATGAGATATCATGTGGTGCAAGACCTGAGCATCTACGAAACAAAGAGATAGAATTATCTGAGCTTGTAGATGAAGAGGTAGTAGTAAGTTGGGATAAAATATTCATAGATTAATAATTAAAAAAATGATTAGTACAAAAAACATCGACTCGGGCAGCGGCGGAAGCTCTGTTCCAAAAACATTGGCACCAGGTGTCCATACGTTTAAGATTAACAGTATCGTCTTAGACGAAGTACCTTACAAGAAAGGTGCTTATAATATGAATCTTAACGTTGAAGGTCCTGATATGGGAGAAGACTTCGAAGGTTTCTTTATTGACAAGGATGATCCTACACAGGGTCGTTACAAAGGTCAAGTTGGTCGCATTCGTTTCTCGGAATTCCCTTATGCTGATGGCGAAACTAAATCAGGTATTATTATTAAACGTGATGATGAGATCCTTAAGGCTGTTAACAATATCTGTAAGGCTCTAAGCATGCAGTCTTGGTTAGAAAGCCAAGATAATAAGCATGATACTATTCAGTCTTTAGTAAGTCAGCTTAATGCTGATAAGCCATTTACCGGTAAGTATTTACGCGCTTGTGTAGCAGGTCGTGAATATCAAAACAAGCAGGGTTATACTAACCATGATTTGTATTTACCAAAGTGGTCTAAAGAAGGGCTAGCTTATGAGTCGGCAGACGTAGAAGAAGCGTTGAGCAAAGTCGTTAAGTTTAATGTTGATGTTCACATCAAGAAGAGCAAGACTGATACTGTTCAATCATTCGGAGATGCAACCCCTACTACTAGTAATGTAGCTGGAGACTTCGAATTATAAAAAAATAAATTAGAGGGGGAGTAGAAGTATTCCCCCTTAATTTTAACACTATGATTAGTACTAGATTTTTAATATCTGACATAGCGGATGTGCCAGCAGTATGGGCATTCGAATTTTATTGTAGATTAGAGGAGAAGCTAACTGGTCAAACTGTCAAAATTAAATCTCTGTTTAAACCGGACGAACGTACACCAAGCTTTTGTATTTATTATGATGTAGCAGGTTATCGGTACAAGGATTTTTCTACCGGCAATGGTGGTAATCATATCAGTCTTGTATCCAAGATGTTTAATCTAGAATACTATGAGGCTATAAGAAAGATAACTGAAGACTATAATGAATTTCTACTAAAGAACGACGGAGAGTATTCAGTTAGTGCGTTTAAGAAACAAGCTCGGTATAAAGTATCAGACTATTCTGCTAGACAGTGGAATAATTTAGACGCCGAGTTCTGGACAAGATATGGTATAGATTCTAATACGCTAACGGAATATAACGTAGTACCATTAGAGTTCTATAAGATGGAGAAAGAGGATGATGAATTTGTAGATGAGCTTACTATTAAGGGTAACTATATATATGGTTACACGAGAGAGGACGGTCAGATCTATAAAGTATATCAACCTAAGGTTAAAGAGCATAAGTTTCTTAAGGTTAAGAACTATGTGCAAGGTACCGATCAGTTAAAGTTTGATGTACCTAACCTAGTTATATGTAGTTCCCTCAAGGATGCAATGTGTTTAAAAAAGTTTGGATACAACCTGGAAGTTGTGGCGCCGGACAGTGAGAATACTGCGATCCGTCAAGAGGTAATCGACATATATAAAGTTAAGTATCAATCTATATGTACCCTATTCGATAATGATGAGGCCGGTATCAAAGCAATGAAGAAGTATAAGGACAACTTTGGTTTTCCTGCAGTACATCTAAAGCTTGAGAAGGACCTGTCCGATTCAGTTAAAGTATATGGTAGAGAGAAGGTAAGAACCTTCCTACAACCTTTATTAAAAGAAGCATTAAAGAAATGAGTTGGATCTACCAATTAAAAGAATTCACCGAGGATATGATTCCTGATGGTGCTGTAGGATTTGTTTACCAAATGGATGTTATCCTAGATGGCGAACGCAAGTCCTACATAGGCAAGAAGAACTTCTTTGCGGATGTTAAGACAAAGCTTTCTAAGAAGGC